ACGGAAGATATGATGTTTACCATTATGGCAGATGAGTATGAAAAAGATAGAGCAAAAACCGTAACATACGGAAAAACGATTAACCAAAATAGAAAAAATACAGACAGTGTAAAGAACCCATTTCCTAAATATAGAGAAAGAATGAGAAAGACACTTTCTGGTATGGGTTGGGAAATCGTAAAATTCTTTGGAGAGAAGAAATATAAAAATTGGAAAGGGTGGAAAGAATCACCAACAATTGATAAAAAAGATGTTAAAAAGGGTATTTCACATATTAAGAAGATTCAAGAGGAATTTACACAAGAAGTCAACTTATTAATAGAAGGTGGGGCATATGGACATATGAATCATCCATTTGATGATAATAATTTGACGTTTTCAGATTTGAAGAACATAATTATTATAGGGTTAGAAGGAAAGCTAAATCGTGAAGATAAGGTTTCTGAAAAACTTGATGGACAAAACCTAATGGTAAGTTGGGTTGACGGACAACTAAAAGCCGCACGAAACAAAGGGCATTTAAAAAATGGTGGTAAAACAGCGTTAAATGCAAAGGGTGTAGCGAGTAAATTTGCTGGACGAGGAAATATTAAAACAGCCTTCGTTGGAGCAATGAATGATTTAGAAAAAGCAATAGGTTCTTTATCTAATGCACAGAAAACAAAAATATTTGGTAATGGAACCAAATGGATGAATTTAGAGGTTATATATCCACAAACGAGTAATATTATAGATTATGATGTCGCTGAAATTGTATTTCACGGAACGATAGAATATGATGATAGTGGTAGACCAATTGGTCAAGGAAAAGATAGTGCAAGAATGTTACAAGGTATGATACAACAAGTGAATCAAAATATACAAAAGAAATTTAAAATAGGTAAACCAAACTTCTTGAAAGTTCCAAAATCTCAAAATTTTAATAAGTTAAAAAGTAGATTTATTGGTAAACTAAATAAATTACAATCACAATATGCTTTGAAAGATTCAGATAGGTTAGGTATGTATCACGAATCATTTTGGAAAGAATATGTATTTAACGCATCTAAACAATTTAAGGTTAATTTAAAACCAGACCAGTTTGTTAGATTGGTTAATCGTTGGGCATACTATGATAAGTCTTATAAGATACCACAAGTTAAGAAAGATTTTTCACAAAGTCAAGACTTTTTAAAGTGGATATTAGATACAGACAAGAAGAATCATACAAAGATTTTTAAAGACAACATAAAACCATTTGAAATATTATTTTTTCAAGTAGGAGTAGAAATATTAAAAAACATACAAGGGTTTTTAGCAGTATCACCAGATAAAGCAGTTCAACAAATTAGACAGGATGTTATCAGTGCGATGAACGATTTAAAGAAACCAGACAATATAGAAAAATTAAGAAAATTAAAAATACAAATAGAGAAATTAGAAGCTATCGGTGGATTAAATGCAATTGTCCCGAGTGAAGGATTGGTTTTCAAATATAAAGGAAACCTATACAAATTCACAGGAGCATTTGCACCAATTAATCAAATACTCGGTAGTCTAAAATTTTAAGGAGTTACAATGGCAAATAGGTCAAAAGAAGCAGAAAGACAGAATAAAGCATTACAAAATATTCTTGAAGGTAAACCAGTAGAAAAGGATTATGTTCAAGTAGGATACGAGGGAAAACAAGAAGACCTTGGGGGTAAAACAAGAAAATCAGAACTAACTGATATTATGTCAGAAGTTAGGATGCCTTGGTTTTGTCCTAAATGTCAAAAAACAATGAAGAAAAAACTTGACGACAAGTTTTGGAGAATGATGGGTCATTGTTTTGATTGTCAAGTTGAGTTTGAGAATGAACTTAGAGTTAAAGGTGAGTTTGATAATTGGGCAGAAAATAAAATGTTAGAGAATCAAGTTTCACAATTAAAAGACTTAGAACAAAGTATAGATGACTTTGAAAAAACAGGTGGTAAAAAAGAGTGGTTTAATAATGTAGGTGTTAATACACCAATGTTAGAATCAGATAAGTGGGAAATGGGTGAAAAGGAATTTGAAAAAACCATTTCAGAAGCAAGAGATTTCATACGAGAAAAAAGAGAAATCGTAGAAAAAGCAAAACAACAACTAACAGGAGCATAATAATGGGTGATTTCATACAAATGATACTTAATCTTTTCTTTGGTGGTAACAAGAAAAAAGAAGTTAAAGAACTTGATAAAGCAATCAAAGCAAAAGACCAAGAAGTTAAAGAACTTGAAAAAGAAGTAGAAGTTCTTGAATCAAAGAAAAAAGTAAACAAAAAAGAAGTTGGAAAACTTAAAAGAAAAGTAACAACTACAAAAAAACAGATTGAAAAAGCATCAGAAGCAGTAAAAGAAGACAATGCTGATGAAGCAGTAAAATTTTTGAAGAAATTTAGTAAGTAGTATATATTTATATATATGAGAAATATTATATACATATTATTTGTAGGACTTTTGTTCGCACAAGATGTCCAAGAACCTAAAACTTATTCTTTTACGGAAGAACAAGTATTAGGATTTACCAATGCTATTAAGGAATTAGAACTAAAAGATAGTTTAAATGTATCGTTAGTTGCTGATTATGAAGAAATGGTAAAGAAATTGGAAGCAAATGCAGCAATAGATTCTATCTTGATATCAAACAAAACAACACAAATTGATTTACTAAAAGACACAAACAATCTTCTTGAACAAAAAGTAAAACTTGTCAGACCTAAATGGTATGAAAATAAGTGGTTATACTTTACATTTGGAGTATTGGCAACAGCAGGTTCAGTTAAACTTGCTGGTCAGATAGTAGATTAATGGCAGAACAACTAAAAGAAGTAATTAAACAGGAATATGTAAAGTCTGCACAAGACCCAGCATATTTTATGAAAAAGTATTGTATGATACAACACCCGATTCAGGGTAAAATACCTTTTGATTTGTATGATTTTCAAGAAAAAACAATTTCTGAATTTCAAAATAATCGTATGAATGTTATTTTGAAAGCTCGTCAGTTAGGTATATCAACACTAACTGCTGGATATTCATTGTGGTTAATGACTTTTCACCAAGACAAAAATGTTTTGGTAATTGCAACCAAACAAGAAGTAGCAAAAAACTTGGTAACGAAAGTTCGTGTTATGCACGCAAATTTACCGAGTTGGTTAAAACAACCTTGTGTTGAGGATAACAAATTGAATTTGAGATATCGTAATGGTTCTCAAATTAAAGCGGTATCATCAGGTCCAGAAGCAGCCCGTTCAGAAGCGCTATCATTATTGATATTAGATGAGGCGGCATTTATTGATAGGATTGATTCAATCTGGACAGCAGCACAATCAACTTTAACTACTGGTGGTCAATGTGTGGCTTTATCTACACCAAATGGTGTGGGTAATTGGTTTCACAAAACTTGGGTTGAGGCAGAAGAAGGTCGTGGTATGTTTAACTTCATCAAACTTCATTGGACGGTTCATCCAGATAGAGATGAAACTTGGAGAAAGGAACAAGATGTTTTACTTGGACCAGCAAATGCAGCACAAGAGTGTGATTGTGACTTCTTAACATCAGGAACAGGAGTGATAGACCCAGTATTGTTAGAAAATTTAAGAAAAAGAAGTTGTAAAGACCCAATTGAAAAGAGAGGAATTGATAGTAATTGTTGGGTTTGGGAACCACCTAATTACTCAAAGAATTATATAGTATGTGCTGATGTTGGTCGTGGTGATAGTGCAGACTATTCTGCTTTCCACGTGATTGATATTGAAAACTTAGAACAAGTAGCAGAATACAAAGGTAGAATAAATACCAAAGATTTTGGAAATATGTTGGTTTCCATAGCAACAGAATATAATGATGCGATACTTATTATAGAGAATAATAATATTGGTTGGGCAACAATCCAACAAGTAATAGATAGGGATTATCCTAATCTATT